GCTCAGGAGTGCGCCCGACACCAACGACCTGCTGCATCACACCATCGAGCTGCTGATTATCTCGAGAGAGCCAACGCAGATGCGCGCTCGGCTCGCGATCAGCATAGCGGTCGAGCCACACTCGAGCTCTGCCCTGCTCATCGGGGCCAACTCGGTAGATCTCCTCGGCATACCGATAACCGAGCGGCACGAACTCGAGCATATAGCTCAGCTGTTCCTCCCAGCTCAGCGACATCTGCCCTGCATAGCCATCAAAGCCGAAAGCCTCATTAGCAAAGCGAGCGAGCTCGACTGCGATTGGATCTTCTTCGTCGGTACACTCAAAGCGCCAGGTTGCAGAGAGCAGAGTCTGCCTGAGCATGTGCCAAGATCGACGCACGACCGGATCGGTGCGCAGCATGTCCTCTGCCTCGCGCACCCAGTTGAGCCCGGTGAGCTGTGCGTTTCGCTCATAGCCCGTGATCATGCCCCCGCTGAGCTGAGTCCCTGTGATACCCCTCACAGAGAAACGAGGATGCAGCGCCCTCATGTGGCGAGGCGCCTCATCTGTGTCAGCTTGATAATCGAGCTTTCGCATAAGCCCTCTGATGAGCGGGGGGTTAGTCCTCCATCAGACGTCAGGCTAGTCCATTAAGTCAGTCTTAGTGTCATTATAACATAGCCACTTGTCAAGGCTAGTCTTCGGCCACTCACCGCGAGGCTTGAGGGCGCTGAGGTCGAGGTCAGCTTGGGAGGTGCAGACTGTGAGCGTCCCCCTGTAGTGGTGAGGCTCGCCGCGCTTCACATAGCGGAGACAGGTCAAACAGTATTGATAATCCTTGAACGCCATGCTATCTCACAAGCCTTCCCTGGCGAGGGAAGCATTGGCCTTCATGGGGCTCGCGACTCCATGAAGGCCATTCTTTTAAATAGGAGCTGACTTCCTATTTGTCCTCATACCTGGCGAGCTCCCAAGTGAGATACCAGAGCGCCTTCTGTAAGTCCTCGCGGGCGTTGTGCTTATGACCTGCGCGGGCGATGTACTTGACGCAATTCCCCAAGGCGAAGCCAAGGCCCCAAGCCTCAATGGCGTCAATGACCTCCACGCCGCTCTCCTTGTGATAGTGGTTGGGGTGATCCACGTTGGAGGTGGCTGGCTCATCAGCGGTGAGGTCAACACGGTCTAACATTGGGTGCTCAGTCATCCTTGGCGTCCATCCTCGCCTCAAGCTTGAGGAGCTCGCGGTCAAGCTCCTCGATCCGCTTGATGATCTCGCGCTGCTCCTCCCGCTCTAAGTCAAAGCGGCGGTTCATGAACTTCCACATCATGTAGAGGAGGCCCACGGTGACAACCGCCACCAAGTTGTTGGGGTCGAGCACCTTATCAGCAAGGCCAGGTGTGAGGGTGGGATCAGCCATCAGAAGCTCCTTGAGTTGGTGGAGATGCCAGCGCGCTTGTCGCGGTTGGGTCTACGTCTTGGAGTATATGAGGAGCGGGCCACCTCGTCAGCCCAATAATGAAAGATGCAGTCATATCGCAGAGCATCAAGCGGGTCTTCACGCCCATCCTTCTTTGGCTGCTCTTTGGTGTCCCAAGCGTAACTCATGATCGCCTTCCTCAAGCTGTTCCCAATGGCGCGCTCGCCTTTGTCCCAGACTTCCTTGGTGATGAGGTAGCGGTCGCGAGCAAAGGCCCGCTTAAGGCGCTGGACGCCATTGAGTATGTCCACCCTCACAGGGTCGGTGGTACTCCTGAGCGGGAGGCCAAGCCCGCCTTGGTCAACGCCCTTCCCCATCTCGCGGAAGGCTGAGCGCCCTGTGTGGTCAGAGCGGGCCTTCCCCGCCTTGTCTGCCACGCCCGTGTCTAGCCATATCCGCTGACCTGGCGCTTGAGCTTTGTGAGCGCGAGGCCAAGCCACCCTCAAGATCATCTCTGAGAGCTCCGCGATGGTGACCTCCTGTGGATTGATCTCATGGACGATCACGGACGCCTCACGCTCCTCATCATAGGCGATGATAAGAACTGAGGGCTTGCGGAAGCCCCAGTCAATGGCAATGCGCCCAGTCATCTCAGGGCGATATTGGAAATCATCAATGACGTGACGCTCAAGGTCGAACTCTTGATAAACCAAGCCGCTTGGAGGCTTTGGTTTGTTCATCACCATAGCCTCCCGCTCATCTTCAGGGAGGAGCTTGGTGGCCTCGAACCACTCAGCGCTGAGGTTGTCTTGGTTGACGTATGAGGTGAACAGCAGCGGGTGGAGCCCCGCAGCCTCAGCCATTTGGCACCACCACGCATCAGCCACAGGAAGCCCAACTAGGATGAGCGTTGGAGTGGGGCCAGACCTCAAGCGGCCTAGCGCTTTGTGAGCCACCTCAGCTCCAAGCGTTTGGCACTCGTCAATGAGCGCCACGCCTGAGGTGACGTTGATGCCCTCCAGCGGGTTGTGACTCGCGTCTCTCGTGCCTGGGCGATAATAGGAGCGACAGAGCACAGAGGAGCCTGTGTGGGTGTCAGTCCATTTGTGCAGCGTGTGGTTATACACCCAACCGCGAGGCGCCAGCCACTTCTCAATCTCAGGCATCAAAACAGAGTTATAGCGCGGGGTGGTGTCGGTGATGAGGAGGGAGGTTGTCCCTGGCCTCACCTTAGCGATGAACCACAGCGCGAAGATGAGGGAGCTCGTCTTTCCACTACCCCAACCGCAGCGCGCCGCGATGATCTTCTGACGCCGCCTCAGCCCGCCAATGATCTCACGTTGAAGGTCGTTGAGGATGAGCTCCCGTGGTTCCTCCTCACTCACCGCTGACCTCCTTGAGATAAGCCCTGAGCGCGGGCTCGTCTATGCTCAAGCGATGAGAGCGCTTCCCTTTGCGATAGCCTTTGACCACGCCCTCATCAATCATCTTCATGGCCCAATGTTGGAGGCTGTACTCTGTGGTGTCCTCTGTGGCGCGCTCCCTCATGTACGTTCTCAAGCTGAGGAGCTCGTCAGGCCAGTCGAGGATAAAGAGCAGGGCGAGCCGACAGCTCTCATGGAGCGGGGCCTTGCTGATGAGCGCCTCAAGGTCATGGGTCACAGACTGAGGAGGAGGAGCGGCTGAGGCTGAGCGAGGGAGGCTCTTGACCTCGAAGAACCGAGCGGGCTCTTTGAAGTCACAGACCGCCCTGTCAAAGTCGCTGAGGCTGTTGAAGCGCGCTCGACCCATTGGTGAGTCTCTCCCCACATCACGTCCCCACACCAAGACCAAATCAAAGGGCGTGTTGAAGTTGATCGCCGCCGCTTGGAAGGGGACGCGATAGAGGCCGATCACCACGAGCCACAGCGCGTCACTCCTATGAGCGATGGTCTGGAGCTTGGTGAGCTGTGAGCTCATGTGGTCGAGCACGTCATCAGCGATCATCCAAGCGGTGCGCTCATCCCTCATCTTGATGTGGCGCGTCTTGATCTCGACCGCTGCCACCGCCTCGCCTTCGCGGTGTTGGAGCACTAGGTCACAATATTCTCCAGGGTCAGGCCATGATGGGCGCCCCGCCTCAAGCGGGTGATCAACTAGACGATAGTTGGCCCAGTCGGCGCTCTCGATGATCGAGGTGAATAAGCCTTGGAAGCGCTGATGAATCCTCACCACGGCGGCCTCCATTTGGGCCTTCGTCCAAGTGGCGGTGAGCGCGGGGCGGTTGATCTCAAGCTTGGCGTATGTCATAACAAGCTCCTGCCTGTTTGAGTTGTCCTCCCTTGGCTAGTTGTGGTGGCTAGTCAGGGGAGGGCGGTTCATCGTTCTTCGTCAGTCTTGTCCTCAAGCATATCGTTTGTCTGCTCGAACATGGCCACCACCTCTTGAACGCCGTCATTGGTCTTGGTGGTGATCTCAACCTCTTTCCTGTCCCCATAGCGATCAGGGCGAAGCTTGGAGAGCAGCCACATGAGCGCCTTGGTGTCATCCTTCCGTTGGATCGCGCCACGGAGCTCCGCGAGGACGTGACCCTCAGCCATGAATTGAGCGTCCTCGACCTCCTCCGCAAAGTCTGGATATTCGCTAAGCCACTTGTAAAGCGTGGGGCGGTTGAGGTGGGCGCCAATACAGGCCGCCTCCTTGCTGTAGCCTTGAGCCAGATAGGTGAGGAGCTGATGAGTCTTCTCCTCATACTTGCGGGAATATGGGCCGTGTTTGGGGGTCGCGCGCGCGCCCACGTTTGTCTTCTGTGACTTATCATTAGAGTCAACGATAAGAGCCTCACGCGCCGCCATATCTTTGAGCGCTTCAAGGTCTTGTTTAGACTTCTTCTTGCTCATACTTTGCTTTCATCCTGTATCTCATACGCTTCCACACGCTGTGGAGGGTGTTCTGATTCCATCCCTGCTCACGCGCCACAACATTGATCTGTTCCCCTGCCATGATGGCAGCCAATGGAGCCCTATGAGAAGGCCGCTCAACAGATTCGAGCACATCAGCGGCGATGAGCCCTAAATCAATCTGATCATCCCAGCGCTCAGGGCCGTCATCGCTTGGCAACAGTCCCCACTCCTCCCAAACATGAAGCCACCCATAAACGATCCGCTTGTTGTCGCGGATATGATTGAGCCCCCTCATTCGGGTGAGCTTGCGGATTGCCCCGCTCATCTCCTTCTCCATATCGAGGAGGCGGGGGCCATGCTCTAGTAGATAAAGCGTGACCTCAGAGAATACGTCCTCAGCGTCATGAGGCTCCAGCCGCAGCTTAAACATAAGCATTCTGATCATGTCGGAGCGCATCTCAGCGAGGCGAGCGCCAATGATCTCTTGGGGTTTCAATTCATTCGTCATTCTAGTCCATTCGTTGGGGAGCTCCGCGAGGAGCTAAGAGGTCAAGGCCATTGGTCTCCATCAGGTGTCCATGATGCGGGGCCTTGGTTACCAATGGCGTTTGAGGTGGGCTTGCTCCCCACAAACTGCCAAGTCTCAATCACAATGTCTAGGTCTTGCTGCTTAATACCATCGCGCTCCCAGACTTTGGTTTTGATCTTCCCCGTGATCGCGAGCTTATCGCCCTTCTTCGCGTGAGCGAGGAGAGCCTCCCCTGTCTTGCCAAAGGCTACACAGTCAAACCATTGGGTTTGTTTCTCGCCGCCCTTCTTCCTGTGCTCGACCGCGAGGGAGAAGCTGGCGATATTGCGGTCAGAGCCCCTGGCTATTGGGTCGCGCCCAAGGTTGCCAATCAAGATGACATAATTCATGGTGTCCTCCATTAGATTAGTGAGGACGGCGCCGCAACACTCACACGGCGCCGCCCTCGATGTCCGACCCTATAACACATCAACGAGGTGACAGTAGATGATAAGTGAGCAGATCGCAATAGATGGAGGGAGCGTCAAGCTCCTCGCTGTGATGGGCTCGCCCCTCAGCGTGGTGAACAGCGCCCGTGTCTCAATGGGACGCATGAGCGATGAGCTGAATGAGGATGACTGGCGGCTGATTGGCTACCTGTGGAAGCACAAGCACACCTCACCATTCCGCCACATGACTTTTCAGTTTCACATCAAGGCCCCTGTCTTTGTGCTGCGTCAATGGATGAAGCATCAAGTGGGCTGCGCTTGGAATGAGATCAGCGGGCGTTATGTCCAGTTTGATCATGAGGCGTGGGAGCCAAGTGAGTGGAGGCAAGGCTCAGCGAGCGTCAAGCAAGGATCAGCGGGGCCGCTTGAGGATGACGCCGCGCTCAGCGCTCAGCTCATCTATCAGCGAGCGATTGAGCAAGCCTTCAAGAGCTATGAGGAGCTCCTCAGCGTGGGTGTGGCTAAAGAGCAAGCTCGAACGGTGCTCCCGCTGTCGCTGATGAGTGAGTGTTATTGGAGCTGTTCACTTCACGCGCTCATCCACTTCCTGAGCTTGAGGTTGGATGGTCACGCTCAGGCTGAGATTCGGAACTATGCCAGCGCCGTCCGTGATTCAGTTTGGGGCATCGAGGGGATGAGCCGCCTCTTGGCTATGACGCTTTAGCTTGGCGGCAGCCTAGACGGGCACCACTACAAAGCGCGTCTGTTGCTCAACTTTATAGCCGACAAGACTCCAAAACTCTGCTGCATTGATCATGGTCAAGCGCCTATCCTCTCCAATCTCCCACCCTTGATCCAAGAGCTCGATAAGGACTTGAGTAAGGGAGCCTGTCCCAACAAATGCTTGGACTTTGTGCTCATAACTTTTGATCTTGATGTTTATGCGCTTAAATGAGTAGCCCGCCAAGATTGCCGACCTCAGATGTTGCTTCTTGACAAACACATCTTCCCCATTCTGCTTCTTCATCCTGTATCCCTTGGATCTAGCTGCTAACCTCATTCGCTCCTTTGCCTCAGGGGTATACTTTGGCATCGACTGCCCTGATGTTTTGATGTTAAGGCACTTAGGGTGGCCCACATGGAGGGCGAGATGCATTTCCTCCAACGTCTTGAGCTCCTCTCGATCTGACGCATACGCTAGAGCCGTCATGACCCAGCGGGCCTCAGGGTGTAAAGCAACTAAGTCAGTGATGGTGGATGAGCTGCCTCTATAGTGGCATTTGGTATTTGAGCAATTGTATGACGTACCTAAGCATGAGTGACAGCCGATATAGTAGAGCCCCCCAAGGTCATCTGACTTCAGGACGTACAGCACATGGTTTGTCATGAATTTGGATCGGTCAAGCTTTTGTATGTTCATCTTAACCCCACCCATCATCAACGCCAGCGCGCCTATCATGGCCTATCATCTGCACAGGCCGCCCAAAGATCGCGCCAAGCCTCGACCTCACCGCGCTGTTGTTGTCGCATAGGTCGTGGATGATCGTCTTGGGAGCTAGGTTGGAGGTTGCGACCACGCTGAGAGTCTTGGCTGCCCACCTGTCATAGATCGCGCCAATCATCTCCCTAGTCTGTGATCTGTACCACTCAGACCACCGCCCGCCACCTCCAAGGCCGCCGAGCTCGTCAAGACAGAGGAGGTCAACATTCTCAAGCATCTCATGGAGGTTGAGGCTGTTGGCCTTCCATGATGCTCGAATATCAGCAAAGAGCCCCTCATGGGTGAGGAACAGGGCGCGCTTGCCCTCAAAGATCGCATGTTTGGCGAGGATGTGAAGGATGGTACTCTTGCCGTTGCCAGGCTTGCCCCACAGCATGACCGCGGGCTTATCAATGGGGTCGGTGTTGCCGTGAATCCAATCGAGCACAGCGCCCACCCTGTCCCGCTGCTCTTGGCTGTCCCACTCATAGCCGTTCAAGGTGTGCTGATGAGCGAGGAAGGGGAGGCGGGCCTCCTCCAATCGCTTGAGCCGTGAGCGGAGCGGGGTGCAGGTTGGGCAGCGGCGAGCGATGGGCGCCGTTGGTGGTGGTGGCTTCTCATAGACGATCCCCTCAAAACACTCACCGCAGTAAGGGAGCGGCGTTGTGCTGAGGTAGCCTGAGGAGCTGAGCCACTCCTCAGCGGGGAAGTTCTCAGCGGTGATGTTGTGATAATCAATCAATGCCATCCTCCATTCTTCTTGTCTTGTCCATAATCGGCGCTAAGCCATGCCCTGTCAGCCTCCTTGATCTTCTGTTGTTGGTCAACCGTGACAGTCCATGAGGTAGGCTTGGGAGGTGGAGCGGGCGGTGTTGAGATGCTTGGCTTGTGACCTGATGCGATAGACGTCACCCAGTCAATGGCTGAGCGTGGAGCGATGAGCTCGCCCATCATCTTGATGAACAGCTCATCATTCCCCCGCGCCCACAGAGCGTCCCTTATGTCTTGTCGCTTGTGATGAGTGATCTCACGATAGACGTCCCGCCTGTACTCAAGATCATCATTGATATGAGATAAAATATAAAGACCGTCCTCACGCTGTGACATTGTTGGCGGTGGAGGTGGTGGCGGGAGCTCCTCAGCCTTGGCCATGATCTGATCCCACATCATAGCTCTCCTCTCCTCCTCCGCCTCGCGTGCGCTCTCAGTCTCAGGCTCAGCCTCATTGATGATAGATTGATTATGATTATTGAGAGATATTGAACTGTGTGACACTTTTGGTAAGGGTTTGACCAATTCTGTCACATCGTGGCTTACCAATTCTGTCACAGTCTTAGTGACACTTTTGGCATCTACCAATTCTGTCACATCGTGGCTTACCAATTCTGTCACATCGTGGCTTACCAATTCTGTCACATCGTGGCTTACCAATTCTGTCACATCGTGGCTTACCAATTCTGTCACATCAGCTGTGACACTTTTGGCCCTTGCCAAGACCTCTTTGACCTTGGCCATGTTGAGCCTTGTCATTGACTTATGGTGGAGGCCAGGCCCCCGCTTCTCAGCATGTCGAGCAATCCACCCAGCTTCAATGATGGCCTTGAGCTGTCGCTTGACTTGGCGTGAGCTTTGGTTTGTTGCCTCTGCGATCTGATCCGCGCTGATGAGGCCGTGGCGGTTCTGCCAGTCCATGCAGACATGGACGCAAATGATGAGCGTATATTTTGAGGTTGGGCTGATGCTGCCATCAAGGCCAATGGCCCTGATCACGTCAGCGTTTGACAAGCGTTGATCCATGAGGAGCTCCTTGAGGTGGTGAGGCTCTATATATAGGTGAGCCTCGTCATCATGTCAACGCTATCTTGATAATTTACAAAAGTAGCCTTGACATTTGACATATGTACAATTTATAAGAGTACAACACCAACCCACAGGAGGTCATACATGACGTTCAAAGAGAAGCTCACCGCAGACTTGAAGGCTGAGCGCTACACATTCCGCCATCTAGCTGATGAGGCTCAAATCTCTCCCTCTTATCTCAGCCGCATTATGACGGGCCAGCTTTGCCCATCCATTCATCTAGCCACGTCATTGGCAATCACCGTCAACCGCCTCACAGGGCTCGACACATACACCCCAGACCAATTCATGACCATCACAAGGATTCACCACTCATGAGCAACGCCGCCGCTGACACCTTCATCATCTTCTGTCTCATCTCCATCGCCGCCTTGATGCTCGCGGTGGCTGCTCACTTGTTCCAGCTGCTCTTTGGTGACAAGCCACAGGTCAGGGAGCTCCCCAAGCGTGAGGGCTGGCTTCAGCGCCGCATGACGGGCGATGAGATCAGCTTCTTTCTCAAGCACCTCAGCATCTATGACAGCGTGATGGGCCTTGGCCCTAAGCACTACCACAACCTCCAAATGGTCAACGAGATTGAGGGCCACCTCAAGCGTGACCTGGGCCGTGAGGTCATCATCCCCATGAGCGATTGGTTTGAGATCATTCGCGCTTGGTATGTCACCCGCGATCTTCCTCACCGTGAGCGCGTGGCATCTCTCAAGCTCCGCCTCCAAGCCAACGTCTAATCCACCACCACCAACCCAACTCAAACAAGCAGGTAAATCATGACTATCTACACACCAAAGAACCTCGACCAAGCCAAAGAGATCGCCACCCTCATCAGCGACAGCCCCCGCGATTGCCTCCGCCTTCACGCTGCCTTTGGCGCCCATTTTGGTGGAGACATGGCGATCACTCAGAACAACGCTTACATGCTCAAGGGTCAGCCCACACTCAGAGCTGACGCCATGAGCGGGATCGTGAGGCGCTCTGACATCTGTCGCTTCATGGTCATCACGTCTTGGGATGATCGACACTGCACCTATCAGTGCGCCCGCAATGATGAGCCTGAGCAGATCGTCCACACCTTCACCTATACCTTTGAGATGGCTCAGGCCCAGGGGCTGACCCGCCACCGCAATTGGCAGCAGATGCCCATGCAGATGCTCCGCGCTCGCGCTCTCACTTTGATGTTGAGGGCGGTCTATCCTGACGCCGTGAGCGGCATCTACTCCCCTGATGAGCTGGCTGACAACATGAACATGAGCGATGATGAGCGCGCTCAGATCAGCGCTGACGCTTTGGGTGAGGAGCTCCGCGCCCCCTCACAGGCTCCTCGAGCGCAGACCCCTCCTCAGCAGCACCGCGCTATCCCAAGCAATCCCCCCGCTGATCAGCATCTCCCTCCCGCCTTCACTCAGACCGCCCCGCAGGATCGCCCCACGCCTCAGCATGTGGCGCAGCGCCTCCTCGATGTGGCCACGCTGGGCAAGATCAA